GTCAGGATTAACGATCGTCAGCTGCTCGAGGAGCGCATCGCGGCTGCCGGTAGTTTTCACCGGCGCGGGCAGGGTGGCGTTGTACTCTTTGATGCATGCTTTCATCGCCGTGGCGGTAAAGTTTTTATCGTCACCAACAATCCGCTTAAATTCGGCAGGCAGGCCGACATAGGCGAGGCCAATTGCTTCTTTGTCACCGCCCAGCGGCAGCGGCGCGGGCAGCGTGGCGTTATGGGCCTCCAGCAGCGCTTTGATATCGTCAGCGCTCAGCTGCGGCGGCAGGCTGGCGTTGTATTCCTCGATACTGGTGCGGATCGTCGCCGTGGTGGTGAGCGCACCTGCCGGGATCTCCGGTTCAATGCTGAACTCGGCGGCCAGTGTCTCCGGCTGGAGCGCCAGTGCATGCACCAGGTTGCCCATGTCCAAAACATTTGACCGCTCCTTCTGGATGGTCTTAGAGACGTGTCGCGCTTCGAAATACATCAGGGATACGCGGGCGTCTTTCACCATCGTGCTGCTGATGCCGTTCGCGGCGTGGTAAACGTCGTTCGGCAGCCCCTCATAACGGCCCGGCTCGAAATAGGCTGGCCATTGCGGCGCGGCAGCTTCTGGCTCGGGAATATCCGCTTCTGGTTCGATTACTGGCGTTTCCGGTTCGGTTTGAGGTAATTCCGGCTTATCCTGGTTCAGAGGTTCGATATTCTGGTCGAGATCGGCGGCAACGTTGCTCGCCAGTTCCGGTGCGGCCGCAGCGAGGATATCCGCCGGGCTTACACCGCCTGCTTGCGCAGCAGCTGCATCAGCGCCCTCGACCGCTGATACTTCAGCACCAGCTTCGACTTTGCTCGGGTCAGTCTCTTCCATCTGCACATGTACGACGCTCTCCGCTTCCTGTTTTGCGACTTCATTTGAGGGGGTATTGATGACCGGGTTTGCTTTTTCACCCAGCAGGCCTTCGATGGAGAACACACCGCCGCCGAGGTTTGCTACTTCTGGCTGAGCGGTGGTGTCGCGCTGATGCGTCTGCGCGGCTTCTGCAGCAGCTTTCCCGACAACCGCATAATCTGTAGCGAGTGCGTCAAGGCTTTCTACCGGCTCGGTGCCCTGAATGACTCCGGCAACCACGGCCGCGCTGTCAATCTGACGCGCAGCGGCGAGGATTCTGGCCTCAGGTGTATCATGCTTATATTCATTGAGCGTCGCGCTGATATAGCCAGTCATGCGATCCGGGAATGGTGTTATGCCTGAGGACGCTTCGCGGATGAGCGCAAAAATTGCAGCGCGCGAGTAATCCAGAATGCCCGCAGTTTTACGCAGCGCGGCAGACCACTCCTTCCACGGACTTTCTTTTGCAGCAACGATATCTTTAGCCCGGCGGTGAATAGAACCGGGGATGTTGTAGATATCAAAATCCATAGGCAAAGTTGCGCAGGCGATCTCAATATCCAGTGTGTCCAGCGTATGCTCATAATCTGCATTACGGTCGGTTTTAATGCCGCCGCCCGCGTTCGTGCCGGTGTCCGTGCGCTGAATGGTTGAGACCCGATTACCGTTGATCCATTCCTTAGCGAGCAGGCCGCGATCGATATAGTCCGTCGTTTTCCAGGCCTTCATGAACTGGAGCATCAGGGCTAAATCAGGAGCCGATTTGTCGACAGGGAATACGCGCTTAACGGCATCGGTGAG